CCCCCTCTCTTGACTCTCCCCCACACCCCCCTCAGTCCCCCTGCTCGGGGGATGGGGTTCAGAGGCCGTGAGGCCGGAGAAGCCCAGGGGGTGACGAACAGTGAACGCAGTGAACGCACACTTATGGTTGCTGGGGTTAAGGGAAGGTGTAGGGTTAAGGGATGAACCGCGAAGAATGCGTGAGTGAGAGCAGCTTACCTGATGCTTTGGGTATTAGCCGCAAGGAATTGGTGGCGTTCCGCAAGGAGTGCTTCGAGGGGTTGGACTGGGTGTACGAGCCGAGCCGGAGGGTGAAGAGCACGTGGAAGGTGCTCTGGACGCCGATCGGGATGATGAAGGTGAAGGCGAGGTTCAACCTGGCTGAAGAGGAGGTGAAGGAGGTCGAGGAGCAGATCAGCGTGCAGGCGCAGGAGTGGGAGGGCGTGGTGACTGGGCGGGTGAGGAACCCGAGGATTCTGCTGTGCCGGGTTGGGAAGGAGGACGCGAAGGTGATGGTGAAGGACAGCAGCAAGTTCGTGGTGGGCATGAAGGTGCCGCTGCGGAAGGACGCTGGGAGGTGGGTGGCCAAGCGTCACCCGAGGTTCGGAGGGAAGTGGTGATGGCTCGGAAGAAGAAAGGGAAGCCGGCGAAGCCGAAGGCTAAGGCTAGGCGTCGGAAGACGGATGCGTTAGACGTCGCGGTGTTCCGGACGGACGATCTGTTCAAGGGGCGCAAGGCTGGTTCGTTCAGTTTAAGCGAGGAGAGCTCAGATGAGCAGATGCAGGGCTTTCTGGCTGAGTTCTCGGAGAGGGCGCCGGGTTATGTGGAGCAAGGTGCGTTCATCGTCCAGGGGAAGGACGGCCGCTGGAAGGTCGTGGTGTTCGGCGGGACGGACTTCGAGGACGTGATGGGGAAGGTCTTGAGGGTGGGGATACTTGGCTTGGCTCAGGGCGCCGAAGACTAAGATTAGTTTGACTTATCCTTGCCATAAGGGAAACTAATGCGGCTATGAAGAACAACAAGAAGCACGAAGCCCGCGAGTCCAAGAAGCACGAGAGCCGTGAGGACAAGGGGCTGATGAAGGGTGACTACGCTAAGATGGAAGCCATGATGCATGGCAAGAAGTCGAAGGCCAAGAAGAACTACAAGGGTCGCTGAGGCTAGTGCAGCTCACGCCGCATCCAGTCATCCGGTTGCCGGGCACCGAGGAGCTCAAGGCGCTGAAGGACAGGCTCGGGGCGGAGAAGCTCGCTGAGATACTGCGTATCCGTGAGGAGAAAATCCTCGCTGAGAAGCAAGACCCGTATCGTCATGGCTACGAGCCGTTTCACTGGAAGGCGGCTGATGACTTCTTGCAGCAGTACCAGGAGGTGTGCGTATTGGGGGGTAATCGAGCCGGTAAGACGGAATGGGCGGCTAAGAGGGTGGTCGCGGCGATGGTGAACATCCCGAACGCCCGTGTGTGGTGCCTGCATACGACGAGCCAGTCCTCGATCCAGATGCAACAGAACGTCATCTGGAAGTATCTTCCGCCTGAGTTCAAGGGGCTGAAGAAAGGCAGAGTTACTAACATCCAGTACACGCAGAAGAACGGCTTCTCTGACGGCACGTTCATCTTCCCGAACGGGAGCCAGTGCCACTTCATGAACTACGCTCAGGAGAGGCGGGTCATCGAAGGCGGCGAGTGCGATATCATCTGGTGCGACGAATTAGTCCCGTTGGACTGGGTGGAAACGCTGAGATACCGAGTCGTCACCCGTCGCGGTAAGCTCATCGTGACGTTCACCCCGGTGCAGGGTTACTCGAACGTAGTGAAGGAGTACGTCTCTGGTTGCAAGTACTTGGAGACGAAGCCCGCTACGATCCTCGACGCGAAGCAGCAGCACGTCCCCGGCGTTCCGCTAGGCCACATGCCGTATCGGGCGAAATCCCGAGGTAAGGACGCCGGGGTGGTCTGGTTTCACTCTGAGTTCAATCCGTACAACCCTTTCGACGAGCTCAGGAAGACCCTTGACGGTAAGACGGCTTACGAGCGTAAAATCCGAGCGTACGGCTGGGCGGATGGTCTAGCAGGGGCGCAATTCCCGAGGTTCGGGGACGCGAACATCCTGAAGGCGTCGGATGTGCCGGCGGAGGGCACGAACTTCATGGTCATTGACCCTGCGGGGGCGCGGAACTGGTTCATGCTCTGGCTGCGCGCCGTGGGGACGGGCGAGAACACGAAGTGGTACATCTACAAGGAGTGGCCTGACAAGACCTACGGTGAGTGGGCGCTCCCGGACTCTAAACTCGACGGCAAGGCTGGGGCGGCTCAGAGGGCTGGCGGCGGGAAGGGCATCAACGAATACAAGGAGATCATCAGGGATATCGAAGGCGATACGACGATTTCCGAGCGTTTCATCGACCCGAGAGCCGGGGCTACGCAGGCCGCTGGCAAGGAGGGCGGAACTTCGCTCATTGAACTCCTAGAGACTGACCCAGACCCGATGTATTTCACGCCGGCGGCTGGGATTAAGATCGAGGAAGGCATCGCTATCATCAACGACGCCCTGGCGTACGACCAGAACCAACCCGTCACGGTGCTCAACCAGCCGAAGTTGTTCGTTTCCGAGGACTGCGATAACCTCATCTACTCGTTGAGGGAGTGGACGGGGGCTGACGGCGAGAAAGGCGCCGCTAAAGACCCTATCGACTGCCTGAGATACCTCGTCGTCATGCAACCTGAGCAGGAAGATGAGGAGACTTGGAAGGCAACCCGTGGTGGTTCGTATTAATTTATGCCAAAAGACCCAAAAGACTATCCAATCGTGCTTTCGCGTTCGCTTGCGGAGGAAATGACGGGCATAGACGTACGAGAACTCGATAATCTTCGTAAAAAGGGTCTTGTCCGGTGTTTTAAGACCCTAGGCGGTCAATACCGCTTCCATAAGCTGTCTTTGATCCAGTACATCGAGTCGAAATCACACTATTTTACACAAATCAATGCAGAGCAAGTACAACAGGAACGATAAGCTCGTTTTTGCGAGCGATACGCCTGATATCCAAGAACTCCAGAGCGAGTTCGACCGTTCCTTGACGAACGGCGGGAATATCAGCCGCATTAACAGCAACGACGACATCCGCCTTGCTCGCTGGGAAGGCCAGAGCGACGACGGCAAGAAATACAGCCGTAATCAGCGCGACGGCGAGGGTGCTTTCCCGTTCGAGGGTGCTTCCGACGTCCGCGTTCGCCTCGTTGACTCGATTATCAACGAATTAGTGATGCTTTTGGTGAACTCCTGGCAGCTCGCCCGCATCCGCGTGACCGGGACTGAATACGGAGACGCCAGCACCGCTGCCGCTGTCCAGACGCTCGCCCGCTGGATCGTCGAGAACAAACTCCGGCCTGACCTCGAACGCGAGGCTGAACTCTGGGCGCAATACTCCTTGAATTACGGCTGGGCGGTCATGCACGTCGGCTGGGAGCGTCGCCTGGGAAGCCGGGAAGTCACCGAAACCCTGCCTACGCTCGAAGCGCGTGCCACGAGTGACGGCGTGCTCGCTGAAGCCCTGCGCCAGATGGTCGCCACGGGTGCGTCTGACATCACGGCTGATTTGTTCGCAAATGCCCTCGGTTGCTCGTCAGAAGAAGGCCGTCGCATCACGAACGATATGCTCGCCTCTGGCGTCACTTCGTACAACCAGCAGTACAACAGAATTAACCTCCCGGTGTGCGCTGCACTGAAGCCGTACGAGGAAATCAGCTTCCCGCCGGAAACCCTAGACCTTCAGGACGCCCGCGTCATCTTCAAGCGCACGTTCATGTCGGAGGTCGAACTCCGCGAGATGATCAAGGCCGACGGATGGGACGAAGCCTTCGTCGAGGAAGCCGCGAACACCGCAGGCAAGTCCGCTTACCTCACCGACCCTAACCTCATCCCGGTCACGTCGAACGTGACGAACGCCCTGCACCGCGCGGATAACCTCGTCGAGATCGTGTACGCTTACAGCCGACAGATCGACGCGAACGGCGTGCCGTGCGTGTACTACACGGTGTTCTGCCCTAATACGAGCCAGGTCGAGACGTACGCGAAGCACTCGAAGCTCGACTACGCGCACGGGGAGTATCCGTTCGTGGAACTCCGCCGCGAGCGCCTGAAGCGCGCCGTCGTCGAGTCCCGTGGCATCCCTGAGATCGCCTTCACGGACCAGGAGGAAATCAAGGCTCAGAAGGACAGCCTGCGTGACCGCACGGCGTTCGAGACGCTTCCCCCCATCAAGGTCAAGAAGCGCCTAGGCACCCAGAACCAGATCGCCCCCGGTTCGTTGCTCCCCGTCAGCACCCCTGACGACTACACGTTCCTTTCGCCGCCCTCGGGCAATCCCGCACTCGCCTTCAACCTAATTGATCGCGTGGAAGCCCAGAACGCGGCCTATTTCGGATTATTCCACCCTGCCGTCCCTCCGCAGAAGACGCAGATGACGCAGCAGTTCATCGTGAACAACTGGCTCACGGCCTGGAGCCGGGTGCTCAAGCAGATGGTCAGCCTGTCCGTCCAGTACCTCGATGGGTCGGAAATCGAGCGCGTCGTCGGCATGCCTATCGTCATGACGCCTGATGAAGTCTCCCAGATGTATGACATCGGCGTCTCGTACAACGTGCGCGAGCTCGACACCGATTACGTCATGGAGAAGCTCAAGGCCATCGCCTCGTTCGTCATCCCGATGGATGCCGGCGGCGTCATCGACCGCAACAAGCTCACCGCGCGTTTCGTCGAGGCTATCAGCCCGGAATCGGCGAAGGACTTGCTCCTCGACCAGAAGACCGCCTCCCAGAAGCTCTACAACGACGTCCAGACGGATATCGCGAAGATGATGGCCGGGATGGAGGTCCAGTACGTCGAAAACGACCCGACCGCCCCTACGAAGTTGCAGTATCTTCAGGATATC